ACCAATAATTCAAATATAAATCCAGTATTTTTAAACTTTGAATGTTTTATTTTTTTCATCAATTTGTATAATTTGTCAGATATAAATATATTTTTCTATAAGAATACTACTCTTTTGTTAAATCTTCTGTCAAAATAGTTTTTTTATTACCATTCATATCTTTAAATATTTCAAAATATGAACTCTTTCTTGGTTTATAAGGGACAGAACCTTCTTTTTGTTTTAAAGTTTTAATTCCTAAAGGGTCTCTTCCTTCGGGGTGGTCATCTTTACCATATCTAACGGGGTCTTTTGGTCTACCAACTTGCCCTTCTTCATCTAATTCGGTATTTAATCGATTTAATTCTTCTTCTACATTTGTCGGTCCTCCATCAGTTCCCGTAGGTTTTGCAGGGTCTACACCTTGCGTTTCAATAGATGTTAATCTGAACATTTGTTTTGTATCTTCTAATACAGCCAAAGTTAATTCATCTTGCTCATCTTTAGCCATTTTCATAACTGAATCATACATCCATTCTTTAGAGAACATCTTTGTTTGTTGCATTTGTTGAATTAGGGCTACTTTAGAAGTAAATAATTCAACTTGCTCTTGTTCGTAAATTTTAGATGGAGTAGTTAATTCCAATGTAAAGTTAGTCAATCTATCATCATCTATACCTTGTGCATATAAGTGAACAATTGCAATTTTAGTTAATTCGGATATTAAAACTTTTTGAACTCTTTCAATAGTTTTAGCAAAACGAATATCCATAGCTGCAAGAGTTGCTTTGCCATTGGTATCTTCTTCGTATCCTAAAAATGCTTTTGGAATTTTCAATGCTGCCATTAACTTACCTTTTAAGTAGTTAATATCATCAATCATATTATATTCTAAACCTTTTAGTGTATCGATGGATGTACCATTATCACTACCACGAACTGGCATATAATAATCTTCAATAAGATTTTGTACGTTATATTTTAAGTTATACTCACCGGTTCTTTCATCAACGAATGGAACTTTTTTCGATGCGTTGATAATTTTTTGCATGTAGTTATCTACTTCGTTTGGTGGGATGTTACCAACATCTACTTTAAAGATTCTCTTTTCAGGAGCTCTCATTACTCTATGGATTAACATTGCATCTTCCATCAATTGTAATTGCTTCCAAACTCTTCTACCACCTTCAACCATAGATTTTCCGTAAGGTAAAAAGTTTGCATCACCATTTAAACGAAAATGTGCTATTTCATAATTCTCATATTCTTTTTTAGCTGATTGACCAGAATACATACTATTTGGATTCTGATAAGGTGCGTATACAAATTTAACTCTTTGTGGGTTTTCAAGGTCAAAACCTTCGATTCTACTCATTTCGTAAGTAGACATTGGCATAATGTTTACAATACCCAAATTTTCAGCCATTTCTAATTGTAAATAGAAATCACCATACTTAACCAAATTTCTTGTCCAAGGCCATAAGTTAAATTCAATATTAAGAATATCATAGAATAAATTTTCTAAAATCTGCTTAATATTATCATCTTCATGATGAATTTTTAAAATATTACCATGCTCATTTTTTGCAGTACACTCATCTGCGTAAATATCCAACGCTGATGATAAAATCGGGTCCATATCCATTGAATCGTAATCTCTAAACAAGTCAATTCTAACTTGTTGATACGCCATTGCGGATTCTAATCCTCCTAATCCAGCTCCATAGTTTGTCACTTTTAGACGTGAATAACGGTCTATAAGGTTTGTTGTCATATTCTGATACTCATCGGTATCTACGACTTTAATCCCTTTAGATGTTTGTCTAACTATGGTATTTGTTGAAAATAATTTTTGTAACCTACCGAATATTGATTTATCTGCCATTTTTGTTTATATTAATTTACAAAGATAAGTAAAATTTTTGATGTTTCCAAATTTTACCACTTTCTACAAGACCAATATCTTGCTTTGTGTCTTGGCCCTGGTTGGTCACAATTATGTCTTGCTCTAAATGATTTTCTAGCAGCAGGATTTGATTTTCTTATTCTCATTGTTTTTTCACCTTTCGATGCTGCCGATGTACCACCATGTCCAAAGTTTACCTTTACTACATTGCCAGATGGGTTTTTTACATATACTTTAAATTTCTTTACATCACCGGCCATTGGTTTACCCAATTTAACTTCTCTTCCCTGATATTCTGCTTCTCTCAAACACCCACAACCTTCGTTTAGGTTTTTATCATATCCTCTCATAAAAGCAATAAAATCCTCCATATCCTCATCCTCAACATCGTATTCTTCAGGTTCAACTAAACCATAGTTTATATCATCATCTGAATCAATATCTTCACTTACAGGTACACAATTTGGAACTTGCTTACCTCCTTTATCTTTCATACCAATTTGCTTATACCCTTTCCAACAAGGGGATTGTTCTTTTAACGGAATTAAATTAATTAGTTTCATATTAGAATAGTTTCAACATATAAATATATAATTATCTCAATAACCAACTTAAATTTTCAACTTCACCTTTACCTAAATCCATTTCATATGGGTTCTTACCTGTATACCCAGTCGAATATACACCATCGTATTGTTTTATTTGAGTTGAACTTAACATACTCTTTGTTAAATCAATACCTTCCTGTCTCAAACGAAGTGCAGTATTACGAACCCAAAGTCCAATTGCCAATGCCATCGTCAAGTCATCATTATATCCTTTCATAGCTTCTGCTCTACCACCTGTCCATATAAATGTAAACAATTCATCAATTAAACGTTGAGAACGAATCAGAATATCTTTTTCATTCATATATGTATCCAATGCTGATATGATAAGTGGACGGGTTTTAGATGTTGTAGAAAATCCTGCAACCATTTGCTTTTCATCCCTATAAAACTTATTACTCATTTGTTTTTCAACATCAATATATTTTAAGTCATTACTCATATAGAATAAATTACCATATTGTCTGTCTATGATTTGTTGAATACATGCCCAACCTACGTTTGAGTTTTCCACAACTAATAGAGCATTATTATATTCGGTTGCTAAAGATGTTAAGAAATTTCCAAAATCCTTTGTATCAATCTTACCTTTATATTCTGCAACTTGAGAACAATCATCGATATCAATTACTTGTGCAGTTGAATAATCGGCTCCATCGCCTCTGGCAACGTCAGCCACCACCATATATTGTCTATTGTAATTAGGATATTCCCAAACCCATAGATTACCATCAAATCCTCTCTTCTCAACCGGCTCCATTACATAGGTATCTTTATACCAAGTCAATAATGCCGGGTCTATTACGGTATCACCTGAACCAATAAAGTCACAATCACATTCTTGTGCTGCTCCTTTGATTCCTAAAATACGAGTTTGCTCATCTCTCCAAGCTTGATTTCTTTCAGGGTGTACAGTCCAATGTAAATTAATACAATTGAAACCATTTATACCACTTTCACCAGCTACCCAAGTTTTATGGAAGAAATTACCCACACCATTTGGTGTAGAAAGAATTACCGCAGAACCACCCGTTGATAGAGTTGATTGTGCTGATAACCAAATTTCGTCAATATCTCTAATGAATGCTGCCTCATCTACTACCAATAGTGATAGAGCTTCCGAACGTCCTGCATCTGGAGAAGATGCAATTGCTTTTACTTGAGAACCATTTTTTAATTTAAGGGAAAGTTTATTATCTTCTACCGAACTATTACCACCATCTCTTAACCATACTGGCAATAAATCGTGCATAACTCTTACCTTTTCTACAAGGTTTTTAGCTACCGTTACTTTTGTTGCAATAACCAACGCATTAAAATCTTGGTTAAATAACATTTTCCAAAGAATAAATCCCGCAGATAGAGTTGATAACCCTAACTGACGAGATTTAAGAATAATGTTAAAACGATTATCTTTAAAGTCTGTTAAACACTCCTCCTGAAAAGGATAAAGGTGAAAGGGAATTTTTCCTCTCACCGGATGTTGAATAACACAATATTTTTTCATAAAGTAAATGGGGTCAGCCCCACATTTACGATATTCTTCTGCAATAATCTCTTTTAGACTTTTCGTTGGTTTCCCTTGAACTGCCATATTATTTTTTTAATCGGATTTTCCAATATACACCACCGCTGATGTAAGGAGTCAATCCACCATTTGTTCCATCTACTACTCTATTTGCAACACCAATACCTAAATTGTATATTTTATCTTTTTTAGTATTTAATAAAATTCCCATTCCAATATGAGATACAACATCTGCTTTATTAAACCCACCTTCGATTCCGTAAAATAATTTATTTTTAGGTAATTCTTTTACTATTGTAGTTTCCTTAATAGTTCTTTGTTTAACATTTGCATTAAAGGTTCTACCTAATATTTTGTTTTGTGAAATTGTATCAGTTACGGCAACTGTTCCTAATGAATCAGGTAATACTAATACATCCTTATATAATACTTTTGTATAGTATTCTTTTAGAATTGCGTTAGTATCTACATTTACAGGTACTCTAACCTCGTGTTCTACTATTGTTTCATGGTAAATATCTTCACCTTTTTTAGTTACTACTTTTGTTTTAACTACTTCAATTGTATCAATTTGATGTTTAAGAAGTTCATACTTTTTACCATCAACTTTTACAATTTCACCCGTTTTTGTTTTGTTTTCACCACATTGTTGCAAAACTACTACAATTATTAGTAATAATAATGCAATATTCTTAATGTTTAAGAATTTTTTCATAATTTAGTTTTTTATTAATTCTGAATGATTTAATTCCTGTAACTTATTTTCTAATTCCATTTTTCTAATCAATAATAATTCTATTGCTTCGTAAGAGGAATCAATATCTTTTTGTAAATCGGCTTTGACAACATCTATATCAATATCCCATTGCCATTTACTAATAGTACCATTTTCATTAACCATTTCAATTTGTTGTTTGATTCCGGTCAATGCTTCTTCATATTGAGCTTTTAAATCTCTAATGAATCCTAATTTATTTAATGTTATTTTATAATCTTCATAAAAAGGAAATGTTCCATCTATTCTTAATTGTGTTTCAAATTTAGCTAAACAAGTTATACACATCCCCGTCTTAACAATAGCCTTTTTATCAGCTTTTGAATATTTGATAGTTTCACATTTATCAGATGCGCAATTACTTATTTTATCTAAATAAGCTCTTACATCATCCATTTTGGTTTTATTTATTTTAAAACCATCTTTTTGTTCCCACTCTTTACCATCACTATCTACCCACGTTTCACCAACTTCTCTTTTTTGTTCAGCTTCTTTTTCGTAACCAAATGTATTTTGATTATCATCAGTTCTTCCAAATACCGTATCAATTACTAATTGACGAGATTTGTGGATGTTCTTATTTTTTTGTTCGAAACTTGTTCTTTTTGCCATAATGTATTTTATTTAATAACCTTTGTATATATGTATATATATAATTTTTATTCGTAAAAAATACCTAAAATTTGATTTAATGGGGCAAATGTGCCCGTTAGTTTATAAGTGTTTCCTTTATAAACAAATACAATACCTTCATTTGGAACTATTTTATTCGTTCCTCCGATACTAGACAATCTACTCAATTCCATTTTTAATTTAGCTATTTTAGATACATCACCACTACCTCTTACTTTTTCAGCAGTTGATTTTAATCTATCTTTCATACTACGAACAGCTGCATCTGGATTTACAGTTAATACTGAACCCATAAATGAAAGAACATCTGCTCCAACACCCAAAAATATTTCTTCAAATTGTCTAACATTATCTTTTTGTTGTTTAGCTACATTTACTTTATCATTATCCATAGCCCACTTTTGAGCATCTTTATCAGCGATAGTATTTAAACGGAATGATTTATCACCAAATGCCCATCTTCTTACTAATGCTTCTTTTTCTAACTTTTGTAATTTAACTTTTGATTTATTTACAAAATCTTCCCACCATGCTTGATGATATTC